CCTCGGCCATAGACCGGTAAGACTTCACTACATCATCCGAGCTTTCTCGCGCAATCTGCCCAAACTTCTGCAAGAGAGCAAAAGGATTAGCGGCCCGTGCCGCAGCAATGCTTTCAGCGGCTGACCCGCCGTGGCCAAGCTCGCGCGCGGCCTGCTGAAGGCGCGGGCGAGCCCTTGAATCGTTGGTAATGTCGTCAAGCAGCTTTCCGGCGTTGCCCTTCATTTCATTGGTGACCCGGCGATCTGTCGGGGCATTCTGAATGACTTTATCGCGAGCATTTCCGATAGCCTTGCGCTCTGCTGCCAGTACAGCCTGCTCGTCAGCAATTGAGGTAACGCCAAGCAGGTCTTGAAAAACGTCGTCTAAAAAGCTATTCTGGGAACTCGTCTGGTCATCAATGGCCCCTAGAAGTGTCTGAGAGGTGTTTCCTTGTTTTGGTGGAGCCGTGGCGAGTTGTTGCGTGACATCTTCTATCTGCTGACTGGCCGCTGGAAAACGCTTCTGAAGCTCCACAGCGCCAATCGACGCGCGAGACGCGATGTCGTCCGTGCCGTTCAAAATGCCCACGACCTCAGAAATCCCCCGGTTTACGTCTTTACGGGAGTAACCAGCCCGCTTGAGAAGTCCGATGAGAGCGTTAACGCTAGAGCCGCTGACCTTCGAGCCAGACTGCCGCGCCATCTCAAGAACTTGCCCAGAAGCTGAGTTTTTCCGCGCCCGCTTGATTGCATCAACCGCAGCGGGCGCGGCTGGAATAGCAGCGCCAATTGGTGTGCCGATAGCTGCCCCCCATTTTGCAAAATCATTTGCGCGCGCAATACGTTCGTCAAAGGAGCCGCCTTTTTCGTCGCCAAATCCATACAACCACGACCATGCCGCAGACTCCGCACCAGCAACAGCGCCGCCCCGGAGCATGTCCTTAACCAGGTTGCCGGTCTGACCCACAATTGTAGGAATCTGCTTTGCGATCCCGACGCCTTGCAATCCGTAAGCCGTCCCCTTAATCAGTGGCGCGGCAACGGAGTTTTCGCGCTGGAAGTCAAAAGAGGTGCCACGGGTTGATTTGACTTGGCTGTCATACGCTTCAGATACGTTCTCTGTCATTCGAGAAACGCCCCGCCCCTGCGCTATGTCGCCAACCGTTCCGGGGAGATTATACCCCGCACTGATTGCGGCATTAGTTGCGCCGCCCAGCTCATGTGAAAACGGCAGCGTACCGGCTGCCGTGGTCAGGCCGTCAACCACCCATTGCCCGCCATCAAGCGCACGGTCGGCAATGGTTTTATTCTTTGGCTCCGGCTTCACTGCCGGGCGCGGCATCAATGGGGCCTCATTGGCCTGCGCTTCCCGAATATCCGGCACCAGACCGCGCCGCATGGCTTCTTCGTATTTCTCGCGTGCCTCGTCTGGCAAAATGCCCCGACGATACGCTTCAGCCATCTTTTCTTGCCTGTCATTTGGTTCAGCCATCAGTCAGCAAGCCCCAAACTTTCTAATAGATCATCATCTGACATATCGGTCGCCCCAACAGCACCCGTAACGCCATCCATCATCGTTTTTAGACTAAGCGGGCGCTTCACGGCGATAAGCGGGCTTGCCTTGCTGTATTTCGCCCACACCGTATCAAATCTATCCCCAAACTCATTCGGCATCGAAAGCCCGCCGTAGAACTGATCCCACTGGTTAGATGCCTGTTGATATTCAAGCACTCGCTGATTTGCCCGCTCAAAGGCAAAAATCATCTCTTGCACGCCTTCGGGCGATTGCGTCCATGTCGGCACAGCATCGCGGAAAGCCTGCCATTCTGTGTCAGAAATAGCGCCCTTAGTCAGCTGCGTAAGCTCCAATTGAAGCTGCGTGGATAGCCGGTTAAAGGCCCTCATCCTACCGGCCTGCTGTTTGCTCATTGCGCCGGGCGCTCCAAGCTCGCCCGCCGTTGTCCGAACTCCAGCGAGCGGGCCAATTGGAAGCCCCTTGTTCACAAGGTCTTTCATTTGCTCCAGAGCGGGTTGCTGTTCGTTTAGAACGCTAATCGCTTTGCTGTTGATTCCCTCTAGGCGCTTCACGTCTGATTTGGCTTGCTCGCTACCCTTGTAGCTATGATAGCGAGCAGCATTCGGCTGTTCGCTTGGTTGTTCCGTGCGAACCTGCTCGCCAAGAAATTCTGTAAATGGGCTGTCATATCCATTGGCATTCATGAAGCCGCCAAGGCCATTTCCCTCCCGCTGACTCTCGGGATAGCCCACCGGAATAAACTGAGCGCCATAGTTGCCGCCATCTTGCTCCGCCTGACCAGACTGCGCAAAAGCGGGCGGCATATCGGAAAAGTCAGCCTCGCCCCGGAATGCCTCCCATTCGCCCGTCTGGCTGTTATACATAATGGAATTGCCGTCACCCGTCGCAACAACTTTCCAGGGGTCTGTCGGCGCGGGCGCGGGCTTATTCACACCCGGTAAAACACGCTCCCCCGTATCCATGTAATATTGATAGCCGTCTGCGCCCTGAATCGTCTTCCGGGCGGCTGCCTCGACCGGCTTGGCATTCTCAGCAACAATGTTGCCGTTTGCATCATACCGAGCCTGACCCTGCGATAATGAAAAGCCCTCGCCTGCCTCTTCCTGAAACCCGCCTTGAATGCCGAGCCGCCGCACTTGGTAGGCAAGCTCATCGTCTGACACGTCCGCTATGTCTGTCGGGCCAGGAAGCCCTAGCCCCTGACTGAGCCGCTGCGCTTCAGCTAGGCGCGCTCGCGGGTTTTCGGGGTCCATAGCCCTAACCGACTTGAATACCTCGTAAAGCTGGCGCATTTTCTCTTTCTCGGCTGTCTTCGCCTGCTGCGCCTGACCAGCCAGAACGCCGTCAGCAGCGCCGCCAAGATCCATAGCGCCGCGACTATATGCATAGTCTCGCGCGCCTTCGTAATCCTTGTTACCAATCATGCCGGAAAACACGTTTTGCGTTTCGCGCTTGCGGCGACGTTCGCCCAACTGCTCACCAGCAGTAAAGGCATTCATGGACTGTGCGGGGTTGTAGAAGATCTGTTGCATTAGTTTGAGACCCACCCTGTGCGGTTGCCGCCAGTTTGGTCGAACGTGAAAGACCGATTATTTCCGCCACCGCCCCCGCCCGCGCCGGTATACATACCGACACCGCCCATTACAGCATCACCAACACCCTGAAGGCCCGCGTTAAAGGCATTCGCGCGGCCATAATAACCCGCTGCTTGTGCGTCACCCGCCCGGCCCATTGCATTGCCTGCACCAATCCCAAAATTAGTGCCTGCGTTCTGGATTTGAGCCGCTGCGCCCATGCCCAGATTGGCAAGGTTGAACTGATTGTTGACTGACTGCTGATAGGTCTGATCCGCAAGGCCCAGAACCTGCCTGTCAGCCTCCGCAATCGCACTGCCGCTCAAAAGCTCACCGCGAGCCGCTGCGCTGCCTTCACGCATCCGGCGTGTCTCATCCTGCATAAACTGATAACCGGGCGTCTGGCGCAGCGTCTGCGTCATTGGCCCCTCTTGCGGCGCAGCTTCACCCATAGCGGCCATCTGGTCAGGCTGCTTTCCGGTCGGCATATACTGCCCCGGCGCAACCTCAGTCGTTTGAATAACCGGCGATGCAGCTGCTGGGGCGGATGCTGGCGCCGCAGGCTCACCAAAGCCGCGACCCTCACCCCGCCCGAAAGCATTGTAATGGTGTTCAGCGACTGCGAGGCGATCCCCGTCAAATTCTCTCAAAACGCGCGGATTTGCATTGATATATGTGTTCACGTCCGGGTTAGCGTCCAGATAGGACTGCCACCGGTTTGATGTCTGCTCTGCCGGGGTTTGCACCCCATAGTTTCCGCTAGCATAGTCGGCAAAGGCGTTTTGCGGTTGCGCGGTCCCTATTTGAGCTTGCGGCGTCTGCTGGCTTGGCACAGCTTGCGACGGGCCTGCACCATGACCTAGCAGATTCATCAGACCTGCGCCGCCGTACATGGCCTGCAATCCGCCCTGATAATAGGGCTGCTGCAACATGCGCTGATCTTGATATATGTCGCGTTGCAGGTTTATTTGCTGCTGAGATGCACGGGCTTGCGCCTCTGCGGCATCTTTCGCAGCTTCGCCTTGCTTGTCAGCGCCGAAAAGCGACGTTGCGGCTCCGATGCCAGCCGCCGCGAGAATTTCCCAAGCCATTGCAAGCCCTCCTATATGTTAGTGATTAAATGTCTGACGGATCAACAAAGGCAGGCTGAACCGGAGCCGGAGCCGACACCTTTGCAAACCTGGAACACTCTATGCGCCAGGCTGGGGTCATCTGCTCTACCTGCTTAACCAGCGTCGCGACTTGCACAATCTGGTCAAACGATAGCGATTGATCAGACTTCAAATCTGAAACCGCCGCTTCAAGCGCGTCTATCGCTGATAGGACGTTATTCATAGTCAATACCCTTTGCAAAAGTGATTAGTGCGCTGCCGGACCAATTCGCGGCAGATTGTTCTAAATTCAGGCCCATGCGGGGCTATGTCTTCGCCGTGGCGTTCCCATGCGATATGGTGCGCCATTTCGTGCAGATACCAACTTTCAAAATCCGTCTGGTCGGCATCAAGATTAACCAGAATCCACTTCTGGCCGCCGTCTGTTCGCAAAGCCCTCGCCGTCTGCCCTCTATCAATCCCCCAATGGGTTGAGGGGACAAACTGGACGCGAACAACGCCCGCCTCCTCTAGGCTGACCTTATCGCTTTGGGTAAATCCACACAGCAGCAGAGCCGCCAGCAAGGCGCGCATCAACGCTTCAGCCTTAGCCCTGTGATAGATGCGTAATCTGCCTTCGTCGTCTGTACCCCGGACGTGTTGCCGTTCATTTTGGCGCGCATCTTATAGGTCTGCGTGCCAACGGTCGTGTCGAAATACGTGAAGGCAACCGGCTGACGGCCAAAATTGCCAGAGTCATAGAGCGGCGACATGTTGAACACGGATTCGGCCAAAACTGTGCTATCGCGCAAAAGCTGAACCGTAACGTCAGTTACCTGCGTGGCACCAGATCCCGGCAAATAATAGTGATACATATTCGCGGAAGCCTGCAAAAGCACCCCGGCTTCACCGCTCGCAATCGTTGCCGAAAATGAAACAAGATCATCATAGGTGTTATCTGCCGCCATCGTGACGCTAGAGCTTTCGTCACTATAAGGCTGCGTCACCTCATTGGAGCCGATTGCATCCGCCGTAATCGTGCCATTGACAACCAGATCCCCGTCAATCTCTGTATCTCCGCCCAGTCGAACCGCAGCACCGCCATCGCCGCTAGTCAGCTCAATTATGGCAGGGTCAGAACCGCTTGCCGCAGCGACAAGACGTATGCCCGCATAAGCGTTGCCGTTGCTGTCAACAAAGGCGGTTTTCAGAACCTCAACAGTCGCGGTTCGCGCGGTATCCCTCACGCGCATCTGGCTGAGAATGATTGTTCCGTCTTCTGATCTGTTAGCTGCCAGACCGAACCGTATATACGCCAGCGTGGTTGGGCTACCTGCCGCTAAGCTCAAGTCACTTGCCTTCAGCTCAAGCTCGCCATTCTGAACAACAAAAAGCGACGTGATGTCATCAAAGGCGTAAAATGCTCTAGATGTAATTGCGCTAAAACTGCTGTTCAAAAACTCTACGAGAACACCCCATGTAATTTCAGACCCAGTTCCAAAACTAGCCGCTCGGCCAACTGCGCTAACAGACCAGATTGCAGATGGATCAAATGGCGCTAAAGATTTCTGGTAAAGAACATTGCCCGCCGCGCTACCATCGCCCGTGGCCTGTATAGCCCGCCCCAGTCGTGCATCGCTGGTAAGCTGAGTCCAGCCCGTCAAATCTGCCACACTATCTGCGTCACCAGTCCGTGAAGCCGTAAATACTGAAAGATCATAAAGCCCATAAGGCTGCGAGGCAGCACCGCCGCTAATAAGCGTGGCTTCAAGCGTTTCCCTGGCCGTAGCTTCCGCAGTGTCCGCCGCCGCGCGCGTTGCCGCCTCTGTCGTGATTTCTGCGTCAGTGTAAGTGTTAGCCGCTGATGCCACAGCCGTATCAGCCGCCGCAAACTCTGAGCGAATTGTGGTGCGATCGGTCGCCGCCGTGCTATCCGCCGTCGCTCTTGTGCTGGCCTCGCTATCAATATTAGATTGGAGCGTTGCGTCTGCTGACTCTAGCGTGGCTTGCAGTGAAGTCCTGGCCGATGCCTCGGCTGCGTCTGCCGCTGCCCTTACCGTCTGCTCTGTCGAAATCTCTGCATCTGTGTAAGTGTTGGCGCTGTTCTCAATCACCACGTCAGCAGCTTGATAAGCCGCCGTCAGCGTCGTGCTGAGTGTCGCGCGTGCGCTTTCCGCATCAGATGCTACCACCGCGTCAGCGCTGATATATGCGCTTGTGACAACCCCGTCAGCCGCCGTGTAATCGGTCTCCAGCTGGACAATGTTCTCGCTGTTGCGGTCCACACCGGAAATGATTTCGCCAAGCTGTCGGCCTTTGCTTTCGTGCCAATTGCGCCAACCAGGCGTCAAAGCGCCCGTGCGTATATCGACAACCCGGCCTCGCGGGATTGGGTCAAACGTGTTATCTGGAACAAGCGGATCAGAAAGCGCCATTAGCTGCGCTGCCCCCAAACAACGCCGGTAATGTCAAACTTGACCGGCTCATCCGTATCGAACCACAGCACCGTTTGCGGCCTTTTTCCGCGCCCGTTGCGCTCCCACTTGGTCCGCTCATCATATGCGCCCTGTGCGCCTATCTTGCGCGTTCTGCGGGCTGACCATGTGTTGCCGTTATCCTTGCTTACTCGCAAGCCTATAACCGGATCAGAGCCATCTCCTGCCGCATTGCCGCGCCCTTTCGATCCCTCAATGTGAACCGCCCCCAAAACAGGACGCCCGCCATCATGCGGAATATGAGCGCTGAATTCTCGCGTTATGTCCGTGCCAAGCGTGTTCGCGTCGGCCTGCTCATCCGTCGCATAGTCCCGGCTCAATTCAACAAATGCCGTGCCTGTGCGTTTCGAAGCGTAATGCGCGTCACCTTCAGAAATGATCCGCACAAAGTCCCACGTATCAGAGCCATTCGATTTGCGCTTGTGCCATTTCTGCGTCGCAAGGTCATAAACCATGCAGTCATTCGGCGTGTTCAGGATGTAGAAAGCGTGGTTTTCGTCTTCATACTTGCTGGCGATAATGTCCGCCGCGTCAACGCCTTTCAAGGCGCGCACTACCCACGGTTCAGAGATGACAGACGGTTCAACCCCAACCAGCGTGCAAACCGTTCTATCTTCAGCCACAAAGATGAGCGTCGATTGCATCTCTTGTATGCCATCCCGGCAAAGGCAACCGCGTGCAACCACATTAGACGCCCGGCTAAACGGGTCAGTGCTACTCAACGCATCATTATACCAAAGCTCTATGGTCTCACCGCCAAGCAAATAAGCGATTTCGCCCATGACGCGCACAGCAACCAGGTTATCAGGCTGCGACTCAGCGCTGTAAAAGCTCAGGCCCGTGATATTGTCTATGTCCAGAACCTCGGTCCAATACCACTTACCGGCAGAACTGGTCATAACAATCCGCTGGCCGATTACGTCTATGCTCGTGATTGACGTAGGAAAATCAGCATCCCCAGCAGCGGCGATTGTTGACCCGTCCGAGACATACAGGACGCCGCCAGATAGGATCGCCAATTCCGTTTGAGTGAACGCCACATCAGCCCGGTCTGAACCACTTACCGTGCCTGTTATCGTTCCGAATGTGCCACTGCTGGGAATCCATGTGCGAAGCGTCGTGCCATCAAGGATCAGAACCTTGCCGTCAGCAAACGCATCAGATTGCGCTAATGCGCGGATATTGCCTTGAATGACGTTGCCCGTATCCCGGTCAATGCTTCCAGGCGTCGTCGCCAGCCGCATAGGGCGCGCCTTGTCGCCCGCGTTCGCCTCAAGATACATGTTGATCAGAATGCGTTCGCTTTCGCCCGCCTCGTCTCGTTCGAAATGGCTTGACGCTAAATTAGCGCGCGGCATCTATCTATAGCTCCGAAGCCGCGCCGGGCCTTGCAATGAATAAGGCACACTTGAGCGCCATCGCTGCTCGGGCGGTCTTGTGTATTTAGACCGCAAGAAAACGCGCGCTTCCGTTATGTTTTCTGCAAGCTCGCCACTGATTGGAATTTCAAATTTAGGCGCAAGCTCCATCGTCGTAATTAACTCAATAGCGCTGTCAGCGTCGTCGCCATAAGGCGAAGCGTCACCATCAGCTAACGCTGTAACCTTTACCCAGTTGATACTTGCAGCGCGATAAATCCACACTGTATCAGTGCTGATCGTTGCCGTTGCCGTTGCGCCTTCCAGTTTGCGATCTGGCGACTTTACGTCAGCCGTGCCCGTCAACAGCGACACACCAACACGCGCGCCGTCTTCTGGATCTTCTGGAAGCGTAATTGTTAGGCCGGTGCCCTGGCAAATTACACGTTGATCGCTTACCGCATTGGCTGAAAGCTTGGTTGATACATCAATCAGCTTTTGACCGCCGCCATATTCTGGCAAGCGCGCCAGCACTTGACGCAACGTTTTGAGCGCTAAAGCCAAATCGTTTGCATCGGCTGTTTCACCTGCTTCCAATACAAAAAGCTGCTCTAGTGCGCCGTTTGCTAAATCAGTCAGAGTTGCCACGGTTTTCCAGCTCCAACTCTATCAAAGCAATCGCATCATCATTCGTCACAACATCTTCACCGCCCGGCAATTGCTTGGCCAGCTTAACGCGCGACTTGTGATGCATTTCGGCCCAATCATCAGGGATTGAGACAAACTCAACCTCGCCCGTCACGTCAGGAACAGAAGACTCTTTGCGGGCCTCTTTAGGTTCGCCAGGATGCGGGATTTCTAAATCCATATCAGGCTCAATCTCGTCAAGAGAAGGCTCAACAACCGCTTTAAACTCTTCTGCGGCTTCGAGATTCGCCGGACTATCAGAATATGCGCCATCGGCTGGCATGTCCGCTTCGTTCTTAATCAGTTGCGCTTGCACCTCACCCGAAACCGGCTCGCGGCGATAAATCCAGCGCGGATAGCTTGAGCTTTTAACTTTTGGGATAGGCGCAGGCGCAGGCTTGGCCTTCAACACCTCGAGCGCATCAAGACGCTTGTTGGTCTTTTCCATCCACTGTTTCAAAAATGCTTCGTCCATGATTTCTCCAATAAGTAAAAGGCGAGGCACAAAGCCCCGCCTCAATTTACTAATTTTAGGCTGTGCCGCTCACGCGGGTTGCCAGCTCAGGCCGCAAGACCTTCTTGCCGTAAAGAGTATCAATACGAGTTATCTCTTCATAAGTTTTTGCGTCAAACTCCTTGACCATTGTGAAGGTCAAGCCTGTACCCGAATAAGCACCATCCAGCTTGTGATTGGGCGTGCGGTCAGTAACCGACGCCTTTACAACCGCAGAATCCGGCACCTTGATCGGGACAGGAACAAACAGGAAAGCATTCTTGTGGAATGACAAATTCTGCTTGTAGGTCGCACCAGCCGTTCCCATCACGGTAATCGCCGCATCATCCGCAGGAGCCTCATTAACGGTTTGATAAGGGCCAGATGTGATGATTGCTGGCTCAATCGACAGCTCTTTGTCACCAGACGTATCAGAAATGTCCGCCTTCACAACAAATTGTTGCAAGTGCGTCTGCGTGTCTTTGGTGTTTGGATGCACGGCAAAGACGCCCGCAATCGTAAACACGTCACCTTTTTTCAAAGCTGAAGCACCAGACGACCAGCCATCAGTTGCAAGCGTTTGGCCAGAGGCTTTATAGGTTGCGTATGTGATGTCTTGTGACGCACCATCGACAAGCGGCGTCCCGGCATAGTTGCCGACAGTATGAGACCGAACGTGAGACGTACGATAGAGCATCGCGCCGCCCGCGTCCCGGTGGATCATACCCTTACGCCGCGCGCGAATGACTTCTTCGTCAGCCGCAGAAAGCGCAGTGGTGTTATCAACCAGCGACCAGCCATCCTCAGAAGATACGACGCCGTAGCGGTTCGCAGATGGCACGTCCATTTGATCAAGCCGAAGCTGCGACTTGTTCCAGTCTGGGAATGTGTTGATGGTCTGACCGGGCGTTCCAACCCAGTTGTAAACGCCATCATAGAGGCCCAGGAGATCGCGGTTGATCTCAGTCGCCATATTGCGCGCCGCTTCCTTCATAGAATGCTTGCGAACAAACTCAGGCATTGACAGCTGAAGATCATCATCACTGTAGGTAAAGCCGATATGCTTGCGCGTATCGACAGTGATAGGAATTTCTCGCTGCTCAATGTCCTGATTGACGAATGTTGAGCCGTTCTGAACCGTGAAGTTCAAAGGCGCGCGAGCGTAAACCGTATCGCCTTCGCGGCGATTGGCAATCTCAGAATCATAGTCACGGTGGACATGATCAATCATGATCAAATCGCTTTTGACGTGCGCCATAAATTGTCGAAGAATTTTCTTCGGGGTTAAATTTGCATTGGCCATTTTGTGTTACTCCAACCAGCCTTGTTTTCTTGCATGTGCTTCGTATTCGGCCTGATTCATATCGTCTGGATCTTTGTCAGGTCGCTTCGCAGCACCTCGAACGCGAGGCGTCGGCTTTGCTTTAGATTTTGGCTTTGCAGTTGCGCGACTCTCCAAACGACCGTCTAAACGATCAATAAAGCGAGCGCGTGCAACACCGTCTTTGAGCGCTGCAAACTTATCAAACACCTCTTCATTATTGGCGATTGCGTTTGCAACTTTTGCCGGAAACTTTGCCTCACTAAGTGCTGTTAAGGCTTCCGGTTCAAAAGCGGTTAGCGCTGGATTAGAAAGGCGTGTTAAAGCCTCACCAGCGTCATTATTTTGCAAAGTCTCTTTAACTGCCGAAACTGTCGCGGTGAAACGCTCTTGCTCAACCTGATCCGATGCTTGCTGGCGAACCAGCCTTTGCACCTCTTGCGGGTCAAGCCCTTGCTGCATACCCTGCTGAAATTGTTGCTGGGTCGGCTGCATTACTTGGATTTGATTTTGCAAGCTATCAAATTGAGTTTGAACGTTTTCGAGCTGTTGGCGATGATAATCGGCTTCCCGGCGTGCGTCGTTTTTCTCACGGGTTAGCTTATCTATACGTTTCTGAGTCCGAGTCTTGCCTTTCGGCTGATCGTCTTCGCCACTAGCCTCTTCAGATTGCTCGTCTTCCTCATCGGAATCGTCGCCGTCTGGGTCGCCCTCCGTCTCAATATCATCGGCCTCATCTTCAAGCTCTGCATCTGCATCGCCTTCCGGTTCATCCATTTCGTTAAGTACATCAAGGGCATCGTCTGACAGATCGTCAGCCGGTTCATTTTCAAGGTTCATTTAGCGCTACCTTTTAAATAAGCGTGGTTTGAGCATGGGCTAAGGTGCCACGATGACCCCGGACTATTTAAGCGCAGGCCCTAACTCCGTCCGGTCGAGTTAGCTGCGATTCAGTCAAGCAAGAGAAGCAACGCTAAGGCGTCATCTTCTTCCCGCTTCATGCGTGTTATGTCTGCCGCAATTTGCTCTACAATCGCCATAGAGGCGGCTAGAGCGCGTTTTTCTGCGTTGAGCTGGGTTCTTAGCTTATTGCGCTGTCTTTTCGCTCCAGCGCGCTCAGAAGCCAAATAAACAAGCTTTTTAGATGTGCTCGCAACCTTATCTGCAAGCGTTTGTTCGGTTTGTTCAGCCTCGCCAAGCTGTTCGGCCTTGGCATAATATTGCGGGCTATAAAATACCGGCCCGCCTGGTCTGTTATCCAGCGTTTCTTGAAGCGCTTTATAGCCGCGCCATCCGTTACCAGATCCGCCGCGCCTGGCTTCCACCGCATCGCTTGCCAAAAAGCCTTGCGCTGCGATGCTTTGTGTTGGCTTAGATCCGCGACTAAGTAAGCCTTGCGAGGCTATGCCAAGCGCGCTCATGAGCGTGCGACTGTTGTAGTGGTCTCCCCGTCGCCGCTAATTGTTTGCGATATGCTGCCAGCCGTTCGGCTTGTTGGCGTCACCGTCATTGGATTGCCTGCGCTTAGGCCATGCACTTTGTGAAGCTCGTCGATCAATGCGTTTAACGTTGTTAGCGTCTCTGATTCCGCCGTTGTTAAACCGCTGACGCCGCTTTCTGATTGAATGCCCGCCTGAGACAAAAACGCAATGTAAGTGATTAAGCTGTTATCACGGAACGGGTCTGCGCCGTCCGCTCTGATCAAGTTACCGCCCGAAACCTCAAACTTACCGGACGTTTTGAGCGTGTTGACTTCCCAAGCCGTGCGCAAGCTGACCGTTAAGAACGTTTTAATCCCCGCCGACAAAGACGCCAGGCCTTCAGCGTCCGCAATGGTTGCGTAAGTCATGCCCGCAAGCGAGCCTTGCGCGTCTTTGATTGCCTCATACAAGTCAACAACGTTCAAAACATCTATTGTTGCATCAACATCTATTCGCTGGTCTTCAAAGTCGAAACCGTAGGTTTTGCCATCAATCGTAGCTGTGTAATCGACGGCCATTATTCATCTTCCGTCATGAGCGCCGTCACAGAAAAGCCCGTTGAGGCGATCGAGCCAGCTATCGAGAATTGCTTGTAAAGCGTGCCAGGAAGCGTTGATTTTCGCACCCATCCTTCAACCGCTTGAGGCGTTGATCCGGTATAGTTGCCGGTTAAAACACCGCTGGCATCTGTTAAGCCCGTCAAGATCGCTGAACCGCCACCGCTGGGGCGAATATACACACGCGCGTCTTGTATGGCCGCGCCTGCCGCGTCTGTGACTGTTACTGTAAGAGGCGCAACCGTTGTGCTGCCAGCGCTGTCGGTTGATACGCCAATAATAAAACCGCCATTAGAGCGCGTAATCGTTCCGGTCGTCGTAATGTCGCCGGTATAGACCGCATTATCAACAACCAGGTCCCAATCGGCCAAATCAAACGCAGTGCCCGACAAAGTTAAATCCTCGCCAAAAGCCATGTTTGCGGTTTGATTGAGCTGATACTGATAGTAATCGTATAGGCTTTGCGCGTTGTGATCGGCTGTGATTGTCGCCGTGCTCGTGGCAAAGTCTAATGCAATCCCTGTAATCGCAGCCGCTTGCACTTCGGTTGAAACTAGACGCGAGTTGACGGCAAGGCGAACCTCTTGCTTGATCGGCTCTGAAACCGAGCTTTGAAAGCCTAGATAAGTGTAGCCGTATTTGCGAATACGGATGTCGAAAGGCGCTTTACT